TCGCAACTTCGTCTGCATCCTCGATGCGCGCGCCGCGCTCGTAGTCGCCGAACGGATGGATCACGACGAGCGCGAAATCTGCCTTCGCGGCAGCCTGTTTGTCAGCCATGACGGCTCCTAATAGATAATTTGCTTGATGACCGCGCCGGTTGACGGCTCGACCAGGTTCGTGACCGTCACCGTGACGTCGGTTGCCTGCTGCGTGATGGTCGTCGGATACTCCACCGAGTAGCAGAGATCGCGGCGGTACAGATTCGCCTTCTCCTGCAAGTCGACGAGATCCGAGTGGTGATACAGCAGCCGCCCGGCGAATCCGTCAGGCAGCGTCAGGAAATTGATTTGCGCAAGCATCGGGTCGAGCACCTTGGCGACTGCATCGCGCAGTGCCGGCGTCGGTGCCCAGATGACGATGCGAACGACGCGCGACTGGCGCTTGACTTCCTTGCCCATCGTCGCCGTGCCGCCAGTGCGCAGCGTTGGCTGCGGCGCGCCCGCTGGCAGCGTGATAACCGGGCCGCTCGACGTCGTACCGGCGTAGTCCGCGGCGATCATCGCTGCGAGCGCGCTGGCGATTGTCGTCAGCGTGTCGCTCTGCTGCACCGTGTACGCGTAGGCGTGGCCGCCGATCAGCACTGCGACGTTCTGCGCGAAGTACGTCGCCGGCAGCGTGCCTCCGATCGTTATCGTCATTCCGATAACGGCAAGATTTACCGTTGGCGCGTTGTGGTTGATCTGCTGCCACGTTTGCATGTGGCGCGATGTCTTGTGCTCGATCGACGTCGGATATACCGACACGTTGACGATGCCCACGGCAAGGTCTGCGTCGAGCTGCGGCTTGCTCGGCCAGCCAGAGCCAACGCGACATTGCGCGGTGACTGCTGAAGGCTGCCCGGTGCCGTTTGGATACAGCGCGCCGGCGATGATGCCGACTAAGACGCTCTGGACGTCGCTGATGTCAGCCATCCCACCCCTCTGCCTTATATGCGCAGCCACCCGAGCCTGACTGAGCTACCACGCTGACACCCTTTCCGAAGTAGTCAATCTGATAGCGCCGCGTAGGCTCCATATCAATGACAGGGCCGTGTGGGTTGGCGGGCTTCGCTCCACAACTGCTGCATGTTGGCGTGGGAGGAATGATGCCACCCCACACATTAGGCACAGTGACAGCGCCCCGGCATAGGCTGCATGTTCCGATCGTCTGATACATAGCTTCTCCTTATGCCTGCGCCTGTTGTGCCGTGCACCGATACCCGAGATCCGTCAATTCAACACTCGACAGAATGTATCGGCGTCCAATGTCGTCGGATGCCAGATCGCCGGTTTGCAGCGTCACGCCCGGAATCGCGGGCAGCAGAATCGCCCACCATGGATTGCGCGTGTCGCCAGGCAAGCCGACTTCGTTCTTCTCGCCCTTCGTGCCTTGCAGCACAGACGCATGCCAGCCAGTTGCGAGCGGCGTTTGCGTCGTTGGCGTGTTGCCTTCGTAATTCGTCACTGCGCCGAACTGCGCCTGCGTCTGCGGTCGCGCAAACGACAGCGTGCGATTGCATTCGACCGCGAGGATCGGCAGCAACGGCTGTTGCGCAGCGATGAAGAACGTTCCGGCAGCGCCAATCAGGTAATCGCCGACCTGCGTCTGCGTGCCGTCGACCAGCGCATACCATGTCGGCTTCGCGTACTTGTTCGGCCGGCTGTACGTCATGTCTTCAGCGTTGAAACTGGCGAGCAATGACGTCGAAATCGGCGCGAGGCCGGTCAGATCGGCTGATGTGGGGCGGTATTGGCTGTATGCGGTGCCGAGTTTCGACGCCGCGATTGCGTAGCCCCGATATACGAGGCTCTGTGCCTTCGTGCCGTCCATATCAGCCCCGAATTACTTGCGATCCGCCATTGCCTAGCGACGGGCCGGGCGCAACGCCGATGAAATAGCACATGCGGCGTCGCCATTGGTCGAACAGCTTTGCCCGATCGGCTACTTCCGTCTTGTTGCGCGTCCATACCGCGGCCTGATCGGTGTCCAGGTTCGCGCCGGCGCCGTAAATCGCCGTTTCCAGCGTGTAGAGCGGCGTGAGGTACACCGAAATCAGCGTTGTCTCTTCTTCCGGTCGCAAATTCGTCAACCGGTGCTGAAGCGTCTGCCATGTGCCCGGCGAAACCCACCCATAGGCGAAGTCTCGCGAGTCGTCGGCAACGGTATCGCCCAACAATGGGTATCCGGCGAAGCGCCTGACGTCAGCCAACTGTTGAGCGGTCAGCATTTATGCAATCTCCCAACCGCCGGGGCGGTAGTTGTCCACTTCGTCGGGATGAACCTGCGCGGTGTGCGGCTCGGGGTACTGCTCCGCGTCGCGCGTCATCGTGACGTATCCGATTTCTTCGCCCGCGTCGCCACCTTCCTTCGCGTCAGCCGGCAGAATCGCCGCTTGCTCGTCGGCCGACAGCGCTGCAAACTGTTCTTCGGTCAACCCTGACGCTTCAAGCGCTTTGACGCGCGCTTCGGCTGCGGCCTTTGCCGCCTTCTGTGCTTTCGTCAAACCTGCCATGCGTTCTTCTCCAAATGAAAAACGGCCCGCTAGTACATCAGCAGGCCGCTTCAGGCGCTTTAGCCGAGGAACAGAGCCGTGTGTTGCGGCTTGATGTTCGCCCAACCGTATGCGATCGCCACTTCGTAGCGAACGCGGCGGTATTGCTTGTACATCGCCACTTCGAACGACAGGCCGCTGCGCGGGTCGGTGATCGTCACGCGGTCGTCGGCCATGTCGCCTTCTTCCGGCAGCGCCGGCATACGGGTCGCCAGCACGATCGCCGAGCGGCTGAATGCCATGTTGCCGGTGTAGGCCGACACGACGGTCACAGCCGTGCCCGATGCAACGGCCTTGCGCAGACCCGGTGCCGAGATGATGACGTTGCCACCCGTCAGCGCGGTTGCGACTACGTACTTGTTCGTGTCTCCCGCAAACGTGATGACGTCGCCAGCCAGGATGGTGCCGGTGCCGGTTTGAACCGGGATGGTCGTCGCACCCACTGCAAGCGCGCCATTGGTCACGTAGCTTGCGCCGGTGCCGGGCGTGTGCTGGCTGATGCCGGCCGATTCACGGATCTTGAAGCCGTGGATGTCGAGCAGCGTGCCTTGCGCGCGAAGTTCGGTCGTGCCAGCTTCGTTCGCCTTGGTCAACTGAGCGAGCGATCGCACTTTCGCGCCCGCGGTCGTGTCGATGACCATCTGCAGGTCGGACGGCGGTGCGCCGTTGTCCTTCAGGATCTTGAGCACGTTTGCCGGGTCGCTCAGATCCGAGGCGAACGGGGTCGTGCCGGCCGTGCCCCATGCGCGCGATGCGGTCGATGCGAGCGAAGCGACGTTCGCCTCGATTTCGTTCGTCAGCGTGCGCAGAGCCTGCGAGATCTGGTCGCGGCGGACGTTGGCATAGCCAGCGCCAGAGTTGATGCCCTTCTGTTCTTCACCGGTCCAGCGGAACGGCACAGCGCGCGACTTGGTGATGACGATCGGCGTGTTACCGATCGACTGATCGCCGTCGTCGGGCGGCAACTGGCCCGGCGTCACGTCTTCAGCAGCCGATGCCGGCGTCTGGAACACGCGAACCGACTGGTTCAGCGCGGCGCGGTCAGCCGACGAATCGAGCGTGACAGCAGGGATGAAACCGACCTGTTCACGCGAAACGATGTCGAGCGCTTCGTACAGATCAGGGATGAGGGAGGTAAGCGTGTTAGCCAAAGAAGGCTCCTGAGTTAATCAGTGATAGACACGCCGCTGCGAGCCGTCTCGGCCTGTTTGTGTGCCGGCAGAGCGTCGAACGCAGCGCGCGTAATGGTTTTGCCGCCAGATGCGCCACCCGATCCACCTGATGCGCCGCCGCCAGATGCGCCAGTGCTCTTGAGGATCGAATCGCGATACGGGTACTGATCGATGATGAGTTCGAGTGCTTCATCGAACGAGGCGACCTTGCCGGGGTTGCTCGGGCTGAAAAGCTTGTTGCCGGCCTTGTCATAGGCGACGACTTCATTACCTTCCAGCTTGAACGCGTCGCCAAAGCGCGCCTGCACGAGGTCAGCCGGGATCGCGAGCTTTTCCGCGATTAGCTTCGAGCGGGCGAAGCTGCCACCGACTTTCTCGTTGACGAGCGACTGCTGAAGCGTGTCGCGCTCGGCGACGATCGGCGCGTACTTGTCCTCGACCGCCTTGATGGCTTCCGAGCGTACTTTCTCGATCTCGCCTGCGTCGACGAGCTTCTTCGCGTCGAGATTGGCGACGGTTTCGAGCGCCTTGCGTGCAGCGGCAGGGTCCGAGATGCCCTCGAATGCCTTGGCAATCTTCTCGGCCGCTTCTGCGCGTTCGCGGTGGCCCTTGGCTTCGGAATTGAGTCGCGAGATCGTCTGCACCGTGCCTGCGACGTCGAACGCAATCTCTTTGCCCTCGTCGTTCACATAAACCGGCTTGCCGTCTTGCACGACTGCGAATCCATCATCATTCAGTTTGAGTTTCATAGGTCATCCAACCCGAGCTGTTAGGCCATCCGGCCGTGTTTGCACCGACCCTCATCCGAGGAACCGGCAAAGAAAAAGCCGCCCGGATAGGCGGCTTCGTTTGATGCTAAAAACTTGTGGCGTCAGTCAGCGATGGCGACGGCGCCTAACTCGCCCTTCGGCGTGTTCTGCGCGATGCGCTTCTTCTCGTCTTCCCACGTCGTTTCTGGGCTGATGTAGCCGCGGCGTTTCGCTTCGTTGAACAGGCTCTCATCCGAGAACGTGCCGTCAACGTTCATGTCGCGCAGCAGGTCGATTGATGCCTCAGCAAGCGTCGCCACGCCGAAGTCCTTGAAGATCTGGACGTTGCCGCCCTTCGCTTCCTTGATCCAGCGCGCGGTCAGTGCAAGCGCTGCGTCGATGCCATCCTCGACGTCTTCGATGAGCCGTTGCAGCGCGCACATGCCCGCTTCGTTCTCGGCGACGGTCTGCGCGACGGTCGTCTTGCCGGGCTTGATGACGAGCAGTTCGGCGCCGACCTGGCGCATGCGGTCTTCAAGGTCGAGCAGCGAGAGCCGCCCTGCTTCGATTGCCGCGCCAGAGTGCTCGACGTACTTCAGATCGGCTTTTTCAGAGTCAACCGTAACCATCGAGCCAGCGCCGACGATCACCGGCTGGCCGTCCAGCCCCTTGCCGAACAGGATCGGCACGCGCGCGACGTGCAGAATCGTCTGCTGATCGCTCTTGCTCTGCCAATGCTCGACGTTCATGTGCGCCAGTTCGAGCAGCGGCGGGACCGCAGTCATGAATCCAGTGCGCCGGCCATAGATCGGCACGAACGGGATCACGTCGAGCGTCGTCGTGCCTTCATCGCGCAAGATCCATTCGGGCTTGCCGGTCTTCGGATCAGGCTTCTCGGACTCACGCCACGTCTGCCACTTGCCGGGATAAAGCACGCGCACCTGTTCGATCGGCTTTTCGCCGAACTGGCCGTCGTCCTCGATCACCTGTTCGAGCAGCCGCAGTTGCGTGAACACTTCCGCGCCGTTGATGCGCTGCGAGCGCCATCCGAGAATGTTGCCAGCATGGATATGCACCCAATACGGCCGGATGCCAGCAGCGTTTTCCTCTGCCTTTGTGCGAACGCCCGTCGCTTTCGGGTAGTCGACCAGAATGCCGGTAATACCGTGCGATAGCGCCTCCTCAGACACGCTCGCAGCGAAAGCGTGCAGGTTGCGCCCCTGCAGATCGATGTCCGTGTCGCACCAGTCCTTGATGCGCGCCGGCACATCGTCGGTCAACGTGACAGGCTTGCTGAATGGCTTGCCTGCCAGCACCTCGACCGTGCGAGGGAACGCCGGAAACAGCGTCGCCGTGTCCTTGCGCGCCTTGTATGCTTCGTCTGATTCTCCGGGCCACTGCGGTAAATACGTTTTGGCCGCCTTGCGCATGGCAGGCGTGCCGCCAAGCAGCGCATCGACGATCGGCCAGTTCTCGGCCATCGCTTCCACTGCGGCGGACTGGTCGCGCACTGTTG